TGGAGTGTAGCACTACAAATTGCTTTGATCGATAAAGACGATCAATAATCATTTGTTTAATAGTTTTTACATATAGTAATTACTTAAATTGATTGTTAAAATAGATAGATTGATATTGGAAAATACTTTGAATTACAGTGAGTTTGATGATTACCTGGTGATTTGGGACATACAAAGCTTTGCATGTTTCTCGAAGGTAGGTCGTGTGTTCGCATTGATGACAGGATAACTTGTTGGCTTAAACGGCGGTTACAGAAACTTCTAAGCCGTGGACTCAGGCTCTAATCCAGCATATTAATAACTTTAAAATCAATTGGTTATACTTGTTTTGGTTTCTTTTTTATCCCACTCTCTACTGGGGATTATGCGCTGCTGGCATGCAGATCATCAGAGGAATGTCGCTAGCGTTTTTCAGGGTGTAGATAAAACCGAATTAACAGATGAGAGAGACACTATTGTAGTAGCCTCTACCTATGCGTAGAAATGTATCATCGGCCCATGAGATGCGACTAAATTTGGCGTCATGCCGAATGCCGGGAGTACATTTGATAATAAGCAGTATATTGAGGCTACAGAAAGCGTAAAAAAATGTATTTTGCCAGTAGCGGAATCTTACTCATCAAAAATCTCTCTAGTGCACCGTTGCATCTCCGAAATTGGCGGTCATGCGATATTACGACAGACAGGCACGGATATCACTGCCTGATCATTTTTGTCTATTGAGACTATCACGTGGCCGGATGTGAGAATCATCGGTGGGGTTATCGAGAACCTAGATATCTATCAGTTAACCGAAACTACAGCCATTTACTCCAGTTTCACACAGAATTGCAATGCTGATAATGTGCGCACGTTTGGTGGATATAACGGGATTTTCTTCATGGCGCTGGCAACAGGAACTAAAGGGGACAACTTTGACGGGGTTTTCAATAATGTCTGTCGATTGGAGACGCGTTTCATTGGCCCTGTAGAAGAGAAGGAAAAATAAAACAAGGTGCATCTACGTTTTGTTGAGAGACTGTAATTTAAATTGTGTATCTGCCTGTTTTTGATATATTCATTCCGATAACGAGGACAGGTAAATTGCGGTGATGGCGAGATTGAACTGAACACGCCGCGTGACCGTGAAAACACCTTCAAACCTCAGTTGATTAAGAAGAACCAGACGCGGCTCACACAGATGGACAGCCAGATTTTATCGCTGTATGTCAAAGGCATGATCACGCGCGAAATCTCCGCCACCTTCAAAGAAATGTACGACGCCGATGTGTCGCTCACATTGATATCCAAAGTCACAG